TATACTGCCTACGTAGGTCTCGGTTGGGAGCAGTGTGTATTTTTATTTATCTTAGCATATCGTAACAATTGTGTCAACACATGAGTATAATTACCTAAATACCAATCAGTAAAAATAATGACAGTTATAAGTTTTGCTTATGTCTTAGGTAAATTAGGTCTAAGAACATTCTTTCTAACGTATTCTCTGAACGACCATCCCCAGTTCCAAACATGCATGTCATATAATTCTGGTGGTAGATCTACAAGACCAAGAGATCTCTTCAATCTTCTTACCCAAAAAGAATTATTTTTATTTGAATCACGGTTACCAAGTTGAAAACCTTTATCAAATATCATATTGATTTTATCTTGTATTGAATACTTACTATGTGTTGTCTTGATTGTGGTGGGATCATACCACCAAGATCCTTCAGGCATCCATGCAGGTGATTGAAGTGCTCTATCCCATGTATCAGGATCTTTCAATTCGTTCCAACCCACTCTCCATATTTGATGTTCATCTTCTATACCTGTGTATGGTCTTATCTCTTTCAATAAATCATAACACTCTTCCAATATTTGATCGTAAGTACTATTCTCATCAAAGTGACCTGCTTGTGGATGTCTTTTATTCCTTGCAACTTTTGACTTAGGTGATGTGAGATCAATTCCTATGGTCTCCCAGTTATGTATTCTACTCCACTTCAGACCAGTCAATTGTCTTGCACAATCAAATGATATCTGATCCCTATTAGATCCTATCTTACTATACTTCCACCATAAATCATGAAACTCTGCCATCTCATGATCTATCTGTCTCCATAAACAAGTCAGTACAGGTGAGCAATACTGTTTGAAATCATAATCAACTTCTCTCAATGCATCGACAAGTTCAATAAACTGTTCTCTCGTATTAAAGTTAGCACCAAATCCTTCCATGACTTCATTATGGAATGTAAATCTATGTGGGTGCAGCATGTGAGTCAATGGCACCTCTTTTAGTACTGCTTTACTCTTGTCCACCCATTCTTTAGTGTGAACATAGCATCCATCTAACCATACTGTCTTAGTTCCATCAGGGAATAGTTTATGGGGACACAACTTTGCAAAAGCAGATAACCTTCTAGGGTCACCATCCACTTCATCATATACAAAGTCTGGTATGTCTCTGAATTCCCATGCTCCTTTCTTATCAACCTTACCATCAGTAAAACAAACATACTTCACGTTTGGATCGTAGTACATGTCATCAGGTATGGTATCATACCAGTTTGTTATACTGGTATAAATTATTATCTGATCTCTCTCAGGATCATCCCACTCAATAGCATACGAATACACACCAGCATCACCAAAGAAAGGTTGACTTGTGATACGATCTGTTCCAGTTCTGTAATATTTTTTCCAATCATATAAACCAGTTACTTCAGTAAGTAAGTCTACAAACTCAACAACATCTACATCTTCTTCATGGTACACATAATCACCACACTTATTGTTCCACCATTCACCATTGGGTTTAGCATCAGTGAATTTATTGAGTAAATCTCTTGAGTATATTGTTTCACATTTTTGTGGGCAAAGTTGATAAGCAACAGAGAATGATAATTGATCTCTCACACCACCTTTGTTGTACCACTCCCACCACATTTTATTAAACTCATGATCATTCCAACTTCGCCAGATGATAGTGCATAGTGGTGAGAAGTATTCTTCAAAGTTGAAATCAGTCTCTGATAATTCTATAGTAAACTTTAGTATGTCATCAGGATCTACCCACCCTCTACTCACATACTCTGCACACTCCTCAAGATATGAATGTTTATGTGGATGTCCCATGTATGTGAACCCACCTCTACCTATCATCTCCTCACTCAACTTCTTGAAATCATCATTGAGTAAGTGAACTTTAGATGCATCAATGTATACACTAGGTCCTTCAAAAGGACACAAGATTTTATCTTTTCTACTACTTCTTACTGGATCACCTAGATCCTCTACCTCTGTAATAACTTGCACCCAATCTGGTGCTTGAAGATCCTTAATATAATTGTTCGTGTTTATAGTATAATAAATCATAAGACTCCACTCTTAGACATCATAAATTCATGATCATACTTTGTATATAGTTTGGGATGTAGACCTGTAATTTTTTTCAACTCTCTTAGTAATTCGTCTTTCCTCTGGTACTGTTTTAGATCTCCTCTCTGTGGATGTTTACCTATTCTACCAAACTTATTATGATAACCTAAAGGTATACCTGCTAGTTCTCTATTCTCAATGATTGATGGTATCACATCTGATTCTTTCAGTGCCATATCAAATGCAATTTGATCTCTATTACATCCTACAAGTGACCACTTGTACCATGACTCATTGAACTTATTGATCTCTGGTGATATAGTTCTCCACATTATAGTACCAAGTGGACTACTATATTTTTTGAAATCATACCCTGCATCCTTCAACTTCTGTGTCAAAGTTATCGCATCATCAAAAGAAAAGAATGCACACATGAATCCTTCTAATATTTCATCGTAGTATGTGAATCTTGATGGGTGTCTTAGTATTGTAAAGGGGAAACATGTTCTACTCATCCTAAGAAACTGAGGGGTATGTTTATAGCATGCATCTACCCATATTGTTTTTGATCCACTGGGAAAAAATAGATGTGGATTCGCTTTGGGATAGAATGATAATCTCCTTGGGCAATCAATATCAACATCTAATTTTATATACTCCCATGGTGTTATAGATGTGTCTATCGTACCATCATGAAAACAAACATACCTTACACTAGGATGATAGTAATCTGACACCAGATTATCATATCCATTTGTGATGCATGTGTATACGATTATGTCACCTACATCTGTAAATGTATTTGTATTGAATGTCTTCTTCTCTATTGGAAATATCTTACGTATAGAATCAACGATGTCACCAGTAGGTTCATGTAATTTGTATGACTCCCCATAAGATTTTACTCTACTACTCTTAGTCATATCGATAGCAAGATCAATTCTATGTGCCTTGACAACTAGAAACTCTGCGATAGAACTTGATACTTGATCTCTATTCACACCATTATCATACCACTCTCTCCATACTTTTCCCCACTCTATAACTTCTGGTGTTAGTCTCCTCCATATAGCACAGTTGATTGTTTGATCATAAAATTTGATTGGGTATTTTACTTGCTTGATTTTTTTACACATATCAAGTATCTCATCTCTAGTTGAGAACCCATGGTAATATAGTTTCTCAAACTCTTTGATGAGAGTTCTCTTATCAGGATGTCTTTGGAGAACAAAGTCATGCTCCTCAAAAATAACTTTTGAATATTCTATCAGTTCAATTGTTATAGTATATGATGCATCAATCCATACTGTAGTATCATCAGCATCAAAGTATAAGTGTGGACAATGTTTAGGGTGATATGATTTTCTTACTGGACACTCTTCATCAATCTCAATCTTTATATATTCCCACCCATCTGTGTCTGGTTTGACACCATCATAGAAACATATAAATTTTACGTCTGATTTAGGTGGTGCAGATAGTTTATCATACCCATTTGTAATTGAGGTATAAAATATCATCCATTCAATTGATCTTTTGGTTGTAATTGACCTGACAACTCTCCTAATTTTCTATTTGTTACTTCACCTGGTTCACGAGAGAACCATCCAGTCGCTATGTATTTTGATGTACTACCTGTAAGAAATGCACCTCTATGTACATGAGTATATGCTGCAGGCCACAATACTATGGTTCCTTTCTTTGGTTGGAATGATACCTCTTGATGGAAGAAATCAGTAGCACCACCACACTCAACGGGTACATCATTTAGATATATCATCCATGTCAAAACTCTATCACGGTATAAGAAAGCACCATTCTCTGAATGCCATATGTGATACCCACCACCAGAGTTTGTCTTCTGTACCTTGCATGTCCAAGAAGAAACAGGGTCTGATGAATCTAATATTCCTTTCCATTTGCTTGCATATAATTCAAACGCTCCACCCACTGCCCGATTAACTTCCATCGCAAGAGAAGGATCACAAATCTCAAGATATAATTGTTGATCTTTTCTACCTAAGTCACCTTTCTTTCCAAACTGTTTGCTTCCATCACTTGTAGGTGAGAGTGTAAGTTCTTTACCTGCCACCTCTGTAACTTTGACTTCTTCTATATGTTTCTTACTATACCAAAACTCAAATGAATCTATTATAGCATCACAAAAATCCCACTTGACAAAATTATCAAAGACACCTATGGCACCATGGTCAACCATGCCTGTAAAGTCAGGTTGCTTCAAATCTGATGGGAGCACAACTTTAGTACGACTTTGATCGTATTTCACTCTTTCAATTGACATTTTCAGACTCCTGTTTGCCTTGGTTTATGTAGACCTGTGGTGGTATTCTACCACAATATTCATCTAGTTGCATAACTTCTTGTATTTTTACATCGGCACCCTGCTCTCTCCAAAAATCAGTGAGTGCATGGTTACTATTCTTGTGAAAGATTTCTATGTGTTCCTCGTGTATCGCTGATCCCATATCTAATCTGTAATTGAATAGTGGTGTGGCATATGACTTACCACTATCAAGAATCAAGTCTTCGGAGACTGCTCTTGGTCTGATGTTTTGGTCGATTTTCCATTGCGATCCTCTGCTGTGAAGTTTGAGAAGTTTAGTTGCATGATGACGAGTAATAAGGTAGCAAGCAGCAGAAAAGTCATTGATAAATCTATGATGTAATTTTAAAGTTATACCATTAGGATTTATAATGGTCAACTGTAAGCAATCAAATGCTACAGGTAATCTACGTCTAACATCTTTCCATGTAAAATTCCAATGCCCTGCCAATGATAGATCAACATCATCTTCCATAATAAAAATCTCATCATGATCTGTTTCTTCTACAAAATACTTGAGTGCAGATAAATGTGACATGACACATGCTATCTCACCATCATTCATACTTGGTGGCACTGTTCCCTTGAGATATGACTCATACTCAGCACCATCAATACCAGAGATTCTATGGTGATCTTTGATTTCCCAATAGTCAAACTGTTCTTCCATGTATTTCTTTCTCTCTGGAAATCTGTCAAGATTTATCCACAAGACAGGAGGGAAGTGTGCTAACTTGAATACTGCTTTGTTCTTATCCATTTCTCCTCTTGATATAATCTACCTCCTCATAATATTTGAGTAGAGATTTCTTACCTTTTACTTTTAGTTCCTCCCATAGTTTCTTGTTGTCTTCACAGTGTGGATTGTTGAACCATGAGTTCTTTGTTCTGCCATGTTCAAGATGGAATACATTATCAGACAACCTTGCAACACTTGATAATAAATTGAATCTAAAATATCTCTCATCATCTTCATATCCATATGCTATAAAATTCTCATTCTCACCACCTAATTTTTTATACTCTTCGGTATCAAAGAATTGACAGAATCCATACTTAGCATCCCACTTTCTCATTTTTCCATTGAATGATTCAAAGTTGAATCCACTATTGATGAATGCAGTTGCATGTTCATCAGCAATGTGACATTGATATTGATACTCACCAAGACCATATGGATACACAACTTTTACAGGTTGACCACCCTCTGCATCAGGGTGAACCCACCCCTTGATTATCATGTTGGTTGCGTTGATGTATGAATCAAGTGGTAAGATAATATCACTATCATAATTAGCAACCACTGGTGTATCCACCATCCACAACATGTCATTCAATATTTTTGTTCTGTGAAAAGTAAAGTCATCACTTTGTTCAAAAATGTGTTGTATGCTTGCAAGCATCTCTGGTTCAAGTGCTTGCTCTAGTAATGGTTTTACTTCACGTAGATATACTGACTCTTTATCTACCTCTTTGACAATAATTCTACATGCAAAATTACGAGTGAGATATATCAATGTGGTTATGATATTTCTCATGCGATCAGCAGTTTCAATTCTCAAAGGTATGATGAACGTACACTTGAGAAGATCAAATCTTTTTACCTCTTGTCCTTCAATCATAATACCTCCCAGTTATCACAATATAGATCAGATGTATTATGATCTTTAGTATAACCTGTTCCAAACCATTTCTTTGGAGCAATGATTCTCTTATCAGGATTTTTACTCAACCATGAACCCCACCATGAGAATGATGAGTTAGCAATAATAAAATCAGAACACATAGACATCATGCACAAGTCTGCAAGATTGTCACCACCTTCTGAGATAAGGAACCTGTCATCAGGGAACTCAGTGCTACACCATTTAGGATCATCAGAAAAAACAACCACTGTACGATTGTTATCAAACTTTGACAGTGCAGTATCATAATATTCTTTTGGGCAGGGTGGATGATTGTCACAGTTTTGTATGTAGTCACCACGACGTACGTGTAGTGCGATTGGATCTTGCACAGTCTCCATCATCTCCTCGCATGGTGCTTTGATTTGATTTTTGAACTCGAAGTCCTCTCTTATTTCTTCCTCTATAATATCAAAGTATTTTGTGCTCTGCAAATATGCATAGACATTATGTCCGTCTGGCATATTATCATATAAGTTCTGATCAAAATGGAAGTGTGCCTCCTGTACATAAGGACCTGGACATACACCTATATTTGTAAGACCCTTGAGTTTGAATACCTCGAATAATTGATGATCATTCCATTCATCTTTGAAGTCACTCTCTGGTATCATGAAATCAAAACCACGGTGAGCAGCAATACCTCTGAGTCCAGCATACTGGAACATCTGATTGCCTAGTCTTCCGTGTCTTCCAAGGTGGTTGAATCCTATTGTCATAATAAATGTTTCTTCTTCAGGTATTCAATCTCCTCTGGTATGAGGTGTTCATTTGACCTTTGTGTTTGGTTCCTATGTTCTCTGTTTGATATATGTATGTCCTCTAGAACCACAGGATTTCCAAGCATTGTATACAATCTATAGTACATGTCACAGTCCATCAACATGACCAACTTCTCATCAAAATATTCTCCAAGACCATTCCTAATAGCAAGAATTGAAGGAGAACTAAGAGTGTTGACACCCTCCAATAATCTGTCGTTGTAAACTGGTAACTTTGGGTTGTAATGTGTCTTACCATTGTCAAGAGTGTGAGCAAAACCTGTCACTGCCCATCTTACTCCGAAGTCAAATGCTTTGTCAAGTTCTTCTGTAAGAGTTGTTGTAAGTATGAAATCATCTGAGTAGAGTATCTTTATTATCTCTCCCTCTGCCATCATCATGGCATTGTTTGTGTTGACAGAGATGTTACCCTCTGGTGCTTTCTTGAAGTTGATGTTTAGTATATCCCAATAGTCATTCAGTGCTCTGAGTATTCTTTTCTGGTCACCTTGATGTGACACACATATCTCAAAGTCTTTATTTGTTTGATGTGCTAAAGGATATAGTATATCAAACATATATTGCTCACACCTTGCATGGTCGTGAGTAGGAATACAATAACTTACTCTCATAATAACCTCAATAAATCATTAGCAATAATTTTATGACCTTCCTCATTAGGGTGTCCACCACCTGCTTTTGGAACATCACCACAATATACATCATACGATAACTTAGAATGTTTTTTACTGTTTACTGTAGCAAGTATCAAAGGCACGTTGTTTACTTTACAATAACTTCTGATCGCTGTGGCACTCATGTCTTCGCATGCATCACCATATTCATCCTCATATACATGTCGGTAATAATCTAACCATGCTTTGTCTATTGGATCAAGTTTCACATCATTGAGTATCTTGTCTCTTCTATCCTTACACCATGTGATCTTTGCTAGATCTTCGAGAGAATACTTTGCAACCCCTGACCAATTTGTACAACTCCTAAATCTTTTCTTACGTTTATCGTAGTATTCATGTCTTGCTGGAAATGTAAGTTGTATTATGACAAAATCAAACTCACTAATATTCTTGTGGTCAACTAATAATTGTCTGACCATGCGATCATTACCTGCTGCTGACTTTGATATATTGTACTCCTCTGCACCTAATTTATCACATATTATTTTACTAAAACGTGATTGATGTGGATCTTTTAGTTCAGCACCCTCAGTCCAAGAGCATCCATCAAAGTATATCTTCATAGATCAAGTAGCAACTCATATGGTTGACATCTTCTACTTCTTAATCTGTCCCTGATACCTTGATCAATTGATTCATGTATGTACCACTCCTCCATTGTGCAAGGTCCATTCATTATATCTTCTCCTACTAAATCATATCCATGTTTTTCAAATATTTCTCTGTGTCCATACACATCACCCCATTGTCTGTATAGATCATGCTCATAGGTAACACACTTGAATTGTAATTTATCAAGAGGAAAATTTCTCAACGCTTCCAGAGTATTATGTGGTGGTTCCAAATCAAAAGATAAGTAATCTATCTCTCTTGGTAGACCAAGGTCATCGACTGCTTTTACGTAGTCAAATTTCATAGCATCTGCTTCATAGAGTGTGGTATTAGGACGTACACCTTCCCACTTAGCACATAGATCATGTTCCAATTCTATTGAGAATCCTTTCCAATTATATCCACTCTCTAACAACCATGTATTGTTACCTACGAATGGCACTGCACCACCAACCTCTATGAATGTGCCATCAGTCTTTGCATCAGTTACAACCAAAGCAAATACATCTTGCCACACCTGAGAAAAATTCTTCGTCAGATTCTTCATACCCTCAGGTGCTACCTTTAGATATTGGTAATCTTTTTTGAACCAATTGGTTTGACCTTCACCACTAATCGGCATTGTTTACATCCTCAATAATTTTACGAGTGAGTCTCGGTACGACATCATTGTCACTATGAAATCTCTTAGCAATCTCATAGTTATGTTCTATCGCTTTCCTTCTCTTATCATAGCAGTCTGTGTCAAGTTTGCTAACAATTTTTCTCAACTCATCAAGATCATTGAATGTTATGATACCATCCATATGAAACCAGTCACCTATATTAGGACAACCAAAGTATATGGGTACAGTTTTAGATGCGAAGCAATCTATTATCTTCTCGGTAAAGTAATTCTTTTGTTGAGAGTTCTCCACAGCGATATGGAACTTAGAACTTTCAAAAAAATCATTTCTCCTTTGATGAAATGGTGGTGACATGTGTGAATAGTATTGCATACCATTTGACACATCTACCTCTTTTAAGTATTCGTATATGTCTATTCGTAATTGATGACCCTTGCTCTGACTCTTACTACTCGTGACAAAAGATATATTATTTGTTTTGTTTATCTTCAAGTCTTTAAAATCTAACCAACTACTACCCCACTCAAATAATTCTGCTTGTGGGTATCTGTTTATGAAACTTTGGCAAAAAGTGTATATCTTATCAAACTTATATGCACATCGTAATGCTCCTTCACTCACTGTTGGTAGAATAGCAAGTGGTTCTGCTAGGAATAAAATCTTGTAGTCTGCTGACTTGTCATGATCTAGATTGTCAATAGAGATACTAACTTTCTTATTGAAGTCTAGTCCTCTGTCACCCCATGGATTCCACCACAGTGGGTATATGCTCGCAGGTTTCATCGTATGTTTTGAAAATGATAATGGAAACCAAAAGTTTCTTCTTCACTGTCAGGTAGCGTGTCTTCCCTAGAGAATTTACTCGCCACCTCGACGGGAGCATATACACATCCCTGTGCCTCGAAGATGTGTCGGTTGTGGCAGCATATGTTCCCGTCCTCATTATATAGTCCAGCATTCTGGTGCTTATAAAATGTACCTTCGTTTACTTCCCAAGGGACGGTGACTTTACTGGGGACTTCGAGAAGACGCTTGGAGCGTAAGGAAAATCCTCCATTACC